AACTTGGTAATAGGCACAAGTTCTACAGAAGCTTTGGCAGGTAATACAAATACTATAACTGCTCAACAAATAAGTGATATAAGCACTAATAATGCTAAGGTTTCGGATACAGGTACTCCAGCAATAACATCTAATGGCTATACTCCAAGTTTAAACACAGGTATTTCAGCTGCTGAAATTAGAACTTTAATCGGAGCTGGAACAGGAAATGGAACTGGCTCTATGAGTTATTGGTATATATCGGGCGATAGTGGCTCAAATCAAATAGTATCAAACGCACAAACAGCTACTTTTATTGGTGGTACTGGTATAAGTACAGCAACCTCATCTGGCGATAATTTAACTATAAATCTTGATGATATAGCATCAGTAACAGCAGGCTCTTACACAAACACTAACATTACAGTAGATGCTCAAGGTAGAATAACAGCAGCAGCGAATGGTTCAGGTGGTGGTATTACAACTTCTGTAATAAGCGGAAACACAACGGCAGTCAAGGATTATTTATATGTTTTCACATCTAACCTGACGCTAACACTACCTTCAAGCCCAAGCTCAGGTGATAGCTTAAAGGTATCAAATTTAAGTGGAGTCGCAACTTGTGTAATAGCAAGAAACGGAAGTAATATAATGGCAGATGCATCTAATATGACATTAGATAATCAATACGCCTCTTTTGAATTAATATATACAGACGCAACTCGTGGGTGGGTAATAGTCGGTAGTAACTAATAAATAAATAACAATGAGTAATTTTTCACAATTTTTCCCTTCAGCTGGCGGTGGAGGTTTAACGCCTAAGTTTCAAGAATTTACTTCTTCTGGTACGTTTACACCTACCCAAGCATTAATTGATGCAGGTGGTTATATTGAAGTTTTTATAGTAGGAGGTGGGGGTAGGACAACAAGTACCTCAAACCCACCTGTGGGGGGCGAAGTAATTATACAGCCTATGTATTTAACAAGTACATCTAGTGTTTCAGTTACAGTTGGCTCAGGTGCAACTTCTACTACTGGAGGTGATAGTGTTTTTTCAGGGGCATCTGCTGGAGGTTCTACTGTAACCGCAAAAGGAGGTAATGCACAGCAAGGACAAGCCAATCGCTTATCTGCAAGCTGGGGAGCGAAAGACGATAATACAGCAGGTAATGGAGTTTTTGGATATGGAGCAGGTGGTGCTGGCATTCAAAGTGATGGTGGGGTTTATACACCCCTATCAAACTCGGGGCAGGCTGGCGCATACTATGTAAACGGAGCAAGTGGTATTGTTAAATTAAAGTGGTTTGAATAAAATATAAAAAATGGAAAATATTATAGCAATAATTGAAGATAATAAAGTAATTCAAATAGCTGTTGGCTCTGACGAATGGGCAGATAGTTTAGAACAAACTACTGTAAATGTTACAGGTCAATCAGTAGATATTGGATTTATCTATCAAGACGGGCAAATTATAGACCCTTTTGATTTACTAGAAGGAGATGAATTGATTGCAGCTAAATCAGAAATTGAAAGAGATTGGAGAGATGGAGAATTAAAACTATCTGATTGGATAGTACCTTTATCAGACCATCCACAACACGCCTCTTATTTGGTATATAGAGAAGAATTGAGAGCGTATCCAGAACAGGCTGACTTTCCTGACGGAGATAGACCTACAAGACCATAATATGAAAAGAGGGTGGCAAATAACGAACGCAACAAGAAGAACAGACAATGGGTTTGTTACTAATGTTACTTGTGTATATGCTAAAACAGCTTCTAATCATATTGAGAAAATTAGGTATACTATTTTAAATGACTACAATGGTATTGATGATGACTTTATACCATTTGAAGATTTAACAGAAGATGTTTTGTTAGAGTGGTGCTTTAAGGTTATGGGTAGTGAAAAGAAAAAATTAGAAACTAAAATTAAAAATAAACACAAAGAGTTTGTGAGTAATAGGGATAGGCAACAACTGTTAGTAGATGGATTGCCATATTAAAAAATAAAATGGATTTTAACACTATAAAACTTTACGCAATAAATTTATCAGCAATTACAGTCAGTACAATGGATATATTGGAAGATAGTCTTAAAATACTTTTACTTGTTGTTACTATTGGCTACACAGTTCAAAAGTGGTACGAGTTAAAGAAAAGAAATAAAAAATAATTATTATGAGATACTTTAAATACGAAGAGTTTGACTCACCAGATTTAGAAGGAAGTGGTAAAAAAATGAGTCCTAAATTGCTTTCTATTTTAGACGCAATAAGAGAAATATATGGAAGTCCAATACATATTACCTCTGGATTTAGAACTAAGGAGGCAAATAAAGAGGCTGGTGGAAAAAGAAACTCGTCTCATTTAGAAGGTTTTGCAGCAGACTTAGCTGTAACCGATTCATCGTCTAGGTTTAAACTACTAAATGCTATAAGACTTGTTGGTGTTGGTAGAATAGGTATAGGTAGCAATTTTATACACATAGATGTTGACCCAAGTAAACCAAAGAATGTTATCTGGACTTACTAGATGAAAAAGATACTTAATCTAATAACTGGCGGTCTTATAAAAGACATTGGTGGTGTTATAGATAAGTTAACTACTACCGATGAAGAAAGGCTATTAGCCAAAGAACGTATTGAAAGACTATTAGAGGATGCTGATAAAGATGCTCAACAACAAGTTACGGAGCGTTGGAAATATGACATGCAAAGTGATAGCTGGCTGTCGAAGAATATTAGACCGCTTACTCTGGTATTTCTTACAGTTATGTTTACCTTATTGGCATTTACCGATGGAAACATTGGACAGTTTAGAATACAGAAAGAATATATCCCTATTTTTCAAACATTACTCGTTACTGTCTATGGTGCGTACTTTGTTGGGAGAACTTGGGAAAAATATAAGAAAAGTGCCAAAGAAAATAATTAACGCATATACTCCAGACTCTAGGAGTAAAAGACCAAATGTACACTCAAAGAATGCATCAGTGGGTCAAAGAGGGTACAAGAAAAAATACAGGGGGCAAGGTCGTTAATAACTTCTATGAATTCAATACCCATTTATGAATTTAATAGGGTATATTTGTGGTGTTCAGGTTATCCCTGTTTTCATTTGTTTTCTTATTTTGTTTCATAAAGGTGGTAACTTTTTTAGGTTGCCACTTTTTTTGTATATTAGTTGAATGGACAGAAACCAAAAAGGTTGTTTTGCGGAATACAAGTTCGCTACAAGAGCAATGGAGAATGGATTTAATGTGTCCATGCCGCTATTAGATGCCTCCGCTTATGATTGTTTGCTTGAAAGATATGGTAAGGTATTTAAGATTCAAGTTAAATACGTAAGTGCTAATAGGCAGAAAGACCCAGAAGATAATAATACCAGAGTTACTTTACATAGGGAGGGCGGCATTTATCCAAAGCATTTATGTGACTTTTTTGCGGTATGGTTCGATGAATACAATGGATTCTTTATTATTCCCAATATAGAACAGAAGGCAATGCGTCTATCTTTAACAAACAAATACAAAGATAACTTCAATAATTTCGATATTATTTTGTAATGTCAGTTGCAATTTATATATTTGCCCTATGAATATATATGAAAAACTGGTGAACATTCAGGGGAGACTGAAAGCACCTAAAAATCAATATAACAGTTTCGGTAAATATAAGTACCGTAATTGTGAGGATATACTGGAATCAGTTAAACCTCTACTTGTAGAACATAAAGTTGTCTTGACTATTTCTGATAAGGTTATAGAATTAGACAACGGACTTTCTTTTGTTGAATCAACAGCACAATTCATGGACAATGAAGGTGTAATTGAGGTTTCAGCACAAGCAGGTATTGACCCTAATAAAAAGGGTATGGATGTGGCGCAATGCTTTGGTAGTAGTTCATCTTACGCTAGAAAGTATGCCCTAAATGGTTTATTCTTAATAGATGATACAAAGGATGCCGATTCAACTAACAAACATGATACTAAATCAAATGCAGTTGCAGATGATGGTAGTTGGTTGCCAGATAAAGGCAGTAAGTTTGATAACGCTAAGAAAGCGTTAAAATCAGGTAAAACAATGCAAGATATTAGAAAGCATTATAAAGTAAGTAAAAAAGTAGAACAATTATTAAATACATAAATTATGACTGAAAAGAAGTATGTCGGCACAGGTCGACAAGCACCAAACGGAATGGAGATTGTAAACATCTCTATTGCTGAATCCAAAGTTAAAGACTTTTGGAGTGAATATAACGGAGAGCGTTATTTAAGATTAGGAGTCTCTAAAAAGAAAGAGGCAGACTTGTATGGTAAAACTCATAGTGTTTACATTGATGAGTGGCAACCATCTTCTGATAACAAGCCAAAACGTGAAGCTGTGAAGGTCGATGATGACTTTCCCTTCAACTAAACATGAGGGGGGTCGTAAGACCCCCTTTTTTTAGCTATGAAAACTAATTATATAAAAGTAGATATGGAAGGTTTAAGTAAATTGAATTTTACTGAAAAAGCAGTATTTTCATACATTAAGTCCTTGTCATTAGGTAAGGGATATTGTTTTGCCACTAATAAGCATTTGTGTGAGACTTTCTCTTTAACAGACAGGACTATATATAGAATATTAAAGAAACTTGAGGAAAGTGCCTGTATACGCAGAGATACGAAAAGTTTAGGTTATGATGGTAAACAACGCAGAATATATATCAATCCTCAGTACAAGCATTAACATGTTACGAAACGATACATGTTATGTAAAGAATTATAATATGATACATATTATATATCTTTAATACTCATGTTATAATACGATACATGTTATAATACGTAACATGTTATATAATTGTAAAAAAAACAAAATAAAAACAAGACTACCAAATGTTTATACAGGAATTTTTAGATTTAGGCATAGAACCGAAGGGAAACGATGCTCAGCAAAAAGTAAAATGCCCAAAATGTAAGCAATTAGGTAAAGAAAACTGGAAGGACACTTGTATGTCTATTAACATTGTTGATGGTGTATATAACTGCCATAAGTGTGCTTGGAAGGGAAATGTAAAAAAAGTAAGAGAAATGAAACAATACGCAAAACCGTTAAAAACAAACATGAGTAAAATATCTGTTAAGGGTCGTAAATTCCTTAATGATAGAGGTATTACAGATAACGTAATTGATATAAACAAAATCGAATCCTCTGATAATGATAGAAACATTGTGTTTCCATATATCAAAGATGGAGAACTTGTAAACTACAAGAAACGAGGCATTAATGGTAAATTCTTTACACAGGCAAAAGATGCGAAACCAATCATATACAATTACGATAGAGTAAAAGATGCGAAGAGAATTGTTATATGTGAAGGAGAGATTGATTCATTGAGTTGGGAAGTAGCAGGTATTACTTGGCACACCTCTGTAAACATGGGCGCACCCAATGTTGGCGATAAATCTATTGACAAGAAGTTGGAGTGCCTAACGAATTGCTATGATGTGTTTGATAGTGCATCTGAAATATACATTGCAACAGATAATGACGATAACGGAAGGAATCTACAAAAAGAGTTAATTAGACGTTTTGGGGCAGAGAAGTGTAAAATAGTCGATTTAAAGAACTATAAAGATGCCAATGAGGTTTTGCTTAATGAAGGCAAAGAAAGTCTCATAAATCGCCTTAAAACGGCTGAAGCACCCAAAGTAGAGGGTATCTTTGATGTGGATGATGTTGTTGAGTCTATGATTGATGGTTTTGAAAATGGTCAAGAAAGAGGTTCTAGCACTTACATTCCTCACATAGATAAGGCTTGGACTTGGAGAATGGGAGAGGTTAATATATGGACAGGATATCAGAATGAAGGAAAGTCTTTGTTATTGAATCAACTTGCTACTGTTAAGGCGTTTCATGATGGTTGGAAGTTTGGGGTGTTCAGTCCTGAGAATATGCCAATGAAAGACTTTTTTAATGACATTGTAGAAATGTATATTGGCAAGAGTGCTGACCCATATTACAAGAATAATCAGATGACTAAAGACGAGTATCATGAGGCAATTCAGTTTGTAAAGAAACACTTTTTCTTAATATACCCAAGAAAGAACTTTAACCTAGATTCTATATTTGACAGGGCAAAGTTTCTTGTTAAGACAAAGGGTATACGTTCTCTTATCATTGACCCATACAATACGGTGCAGCATAAGATGTACAAAGGAGAGCGTGAGGATTTATACATTAGTCGATTCATGAGTGAGTTAAAAAGGTTTGCCATTGAGAATCATATATCTGTGAATTTAGTGGCACACCAAGTTACACCACAGAAAGACGAGGGTGGAAGATATTACAAGCCTGATGTGAACAGGATAAAGGGTGGCGGTACGTTTTCAGACAAGGCAGATAATGTGATGTTTGTATGGAGGCCTAATCGTGCTTTGGATTTCTCAGATACAAGCGTTATCTTTGGTTCACAAAAGATTAAGAAACAGAAGTTGGTTGGTATTCCACAGGATGTGGAGGGCATTAATTTTAACATAAGAGAACAAAGGTATTACTTTGATGGGTACACTCCATTTAAAGATATAGATGTTCAAAGATGCGTAAAAAAGCAAGAGTAGATGCAAACCAAAAAGAAGTAGTGAAACAATTAAGAGATTTAGGCGTTTCAGTCTTACATACTCATCAGTTGGGTAGAGGTGCGCCAGACTTGGTACTAGGTTACAGAAATAGTAATTATATGATTGAGTTGAAAGACGGAAATAAAACAAAGAGTCAACAGAAGTTAACACCTGATGAGGTGCAGTTTCAAGAGGGTTGGAATGGCAATTACGCTGTATGCAATTCGATTGAGCAAATATTAACTTTAATAGATTATGTTGACTAAGGAAGAGTTGTTAGAAAAACTAGCAAATAAATATGATGATTGGTATAACATGGCTATGTCTTTTGACATTTCAAGTGAACAGGCAAAAGAGCTTGTTCAGGAGATGTTTGTTAGGATTTTTGATTATGTTAAAGAACCACAAAAAATTATGTATAATGATACAGAGGTCAACACCTTTTATATTTACATTACATTAAGAAATTTATATTATGCGAACACACACACGAGCTGTAAGAAAAATCCAATCGTATTTTCAACAGATAAGATTACGGATGATAATTTTGAGGGAATGTATGAAGATAGCTTGGATTCTATCGAAGAAAAGAAAAAAGAAGAAGAGTTATTTAAGAGAGTTGAAACTCTGGTTAAGGATTGGTATTGGTACGACAAAGGTATCTTTAATCTCTATTATCATAGGGGTATGTCCATGAGAGATATTGCCAGAGAAACAAAAATAAGTTTAAGTAGTATATTTAATACATTGAAAAATGCGAAAGAAGTCATCAGGAAAGAAATCACAAGAGATTAAGTCAACAGGACTTGGAGATACTGTAGAGAAGGTGTTTCGTAAGACTGGTATTGATAAGGTTGCTAAAGCTGTATTGGGAGAAGATTGCGGTTGTGAAAGCAGACAGGAATTACTAAATGACCTCTTTCCTTATAAGAAATACAATGCCCCTACTGACCAAGAATTAGATATTATAGAATGGCTATTTACCGATGCTAAGAATACAATTAGCGGAAGCATGGTAAAAGAAATATACTCTGTTTACAACAGGATATTCAATGATAAGGTTAAACCTACAAATTGCAGCAGTTGCTTTAAACCTGTAAAACAAAAACTACTAAAGATACATAATGAGTTTAATAAGAAATAGTAACAGAACTAAACAAGGTTTAGATTTTACGGGTATTCAAAACGGAAAGATACATCCGTCAGATATTGATGCTGTACTTGAATTTGATAATGAGGTTCTAATACTTATTGAATCTAAATATAAAGGAACTAGCATACCTACTGGACAAAGAATACTTCTTGAGCGTATTTGTAATTCTTGGCACACCAATAAATCATGTGTTATAAAATTAGAACACAATTTTGATAAAGATGATATTGATGTTCCTATTGATAAGTGTGTGGTTACACAGGTTTATTATAATGGTGGGTGGATTTATAAAAACAATATTAGATTTATTGATTACTTAAATACACTAGGCAATCATTGGGATTGCTATAAATGCAAGTTTTGATATGCCACTAATTAAACCAAAGAAATACGAGAAGCAGAAGGATTTTGTAGTGCGTTGCATCGGTAATGGTAAAATGGCTTCTGAATATAAAGATTCTGACCAAAGAATGGCAGTATGCTACACTATTTGGAAAGATAATTTTAGCCCTAAGAAGTAATATCAACTCACCTTTTCTTTGTTTATATTTTGTTAATTACTAAATAGTTTGTATATTTGTTTCAAATAATAAGCAAATGGACAAGTTATTAAGATTTATATTATCCCCCATAAACTTACTGAAGTTAGTATTTGTAATCGTTCTTGTATTCATATTCTGGATTCTTGAGTGTGTGTTACAACTAATTTACTATGCATTTAACACACCTTTGTCTTGGATATTAGATAAAATAGAAAAATTAATTAAGTTATTAATAAGACAATTACAATGAGTAAATCAAATGAGTTATTTCAGGAGATGCGAGAGAGAGGTTCTCTTGACCCTGATAAGATAGATAGAATGGAAAAAAGTTACCTAGAAGAAATGGAACTTGCTAAGTGGAAGTATTCAGAAGAAGGTAAGAAGAACAGAGAGGAGATTAGGTACACACTAAACAAGGTGTTTGAGGAATTTCACCCCATGCAATTTATAGCACCAGAACTAGCTAAAAGAAGAATAGATGAGTAATCAGATAGTTACACTAGACGGAAAGTTTTGGGATAAGGATTCTATTCTAAAGGAGATGGAGAGAGACGAGTTCTATTACGAGTATTTAGGTAAGAATGCCCTTAGTAGTAGTAGTGTGAAACTCTTAAATAAATCACCTAAGGCATACGCTAAGTCGTTGAGGTTTGCTAACAAACGTACAAGTGCCATGACAACAGGATGGCTTTTACACTTGGCAGTCTTTGAGCCTGAAAAGTTCGGAAACCTTAATTGGGTAGATGCCAGTACAAGAAACACTAAGTTGTATAAGGAGGCGTTTACCGACAATCCAATGACGTTCCTTAGAAAGGAGTATGAGGAGATAATGAGAATGTCTGACGCTATATATAGTAGTTACGATGCTGAAATGCTATTAAAGGGTCTTGATTACGAGAAGCCAGCTATCGGAAACATTATGTTTCTTCCCTTTAGAGGTAAAGCTGATGCGCTCAATGCTGGTAGGGCTATTGTTGACCTTAAAACAACAACTGGTCTTTCAGAAGGTAGCTTTCCTTATAACTGTAAGAAGTATGGTTACGCAAGTCAAGTATTTATTTATTGCAATTTATTTGGTATAGACTATAAAGATTTTGTATTTTTATGCGTAGATAAAGAAACTAAAGATATTGGCATATATAATGTAAGTGAAGAGTTTTATTATGAAGGAGAACAATTAGTTGATAATGCGGTTAGCGTATTTAACACTTGGTTTTCTGATGAGCCAAAGAATATAGACCAATATACCATAACTGGTATTTTATGAGGAAAAAGAAGCTGACACAAGAACAGCGAATAACTGCTTTAGAGAAGGCACTAACCAATGTTTATATAATGGTTCAGGCTTTGATTAAAGAGGATGTCAACAAAGATAAAGATGGAGTATCAACAAGCTAAAGAAGAGTGCCGAGAGGATGTGCTTCTGTCATTAAGAGAAGGTATGTTGATGTTAAGTGAAGTAAAGTTCTTAATAGAACACTTTAAAGATGAAGAACAGTATGAATGCATACAAGGTGCAATGGAAGCTTATGATGAATATAAAAAAGAATTAGATGGAATTGGAGATAGAATATCTTAAAAGATTAGTAGAGGAAAAGACTGGTGTTAATATAGGTAATAAAACTAGAAAAAGAGAAGTTGTATTCGCCAGAAGAATGTATTACAAATTAATGAGGGAGTTTTACAAACAGATGTCTCTTCGCTCTATTGCAGATACATTACCTATAAAACAGAATCATGCTACTGTATTGCATCAGATAAATGAATTTGAAATAGACTACACCCAAGACAAATTGTTTAGGAGGAGGTTTGATTCAATACGAAATGAATTTTGTGGTCTTGCTGGAGAGCCAGAGATTGATTTTGAGGAAGAGAATCTTAGGCTTAAATTAGAAATATCAGACTTAAAGAATGATATTAATAAACTTAAAGATGATTTAAGGAACTCTATATCTAATAATATACAACCGAGAAACCAACAGACAAAGGTTTATTATGCCTCTGAAGGAATAAGCAGTTCAATATATCAATAAGACATGGCACTAAGTAAAGACGTATTTGTAAGGTCGTATGCCTACTTTAAAGACCAATTAGCTTTGGCACAACAAAAAGAGGATAACGATGATATTGTTAGGTATTATAATAGTCAAATTGATACATTAATGACTAGATATTACTCACAGTAAATCAGGCACTTAAACACTTAGGTATGAACTTTATTATTTAAACATGCCAAGACCCAAGAAGAGAAGCCTAATATCGGATGAGAAGAAAGCTGAGTTAGGAATACCAATCAAGCCAAAACCAGAGCCTAAGGAGACTAAACCACACGTTCCATATTCTGATGGAAGAAGGAATAACGGTGCTGTAAAAGGAGTGTCCAGAGGGCAGGGGCGAAAGCCTAAAGCCAAAGAAGCGGACATAAAGAACTTTGCACTCGGTTCAATGAAGAAAGCATTTGGAAGCGAGAAGAAAGCATGGGAGACGCTTGCTGAGATGAGTAAGGATTCCTTTGCACACTTACGTTTACTATGGGAGTACAAGTATGGTAAACCAAAAGAGCAGAAGGATATTAACGTAAAGCAAGAAGTAAACATTCCTGTAATATCTTTCCTACAACCAGAAGAAATTATTGATATTGAATCAACAGAGGTAAAGGATGAACAAGGTAAATCTTAATCCTAAGTACAATCCTTTGTTTAAGGATGCCAGTAGGTACTTTGTAATTACAGGCGGTAGAGGTTCTGGTAAATCATTTGGCGTAAACACATTCTTGGTGCTTCTAACATACGAGACTGGTCATCGAATACTGTTCACTCGATATACAATGACTTCGGCATCTATGTCTATTATACCAGAGTTCTTGGAAAAGATTGAGCTGATGGGTATAGCGGAAAACTTTACCATAACAAAGAATGAGATTATAAACAATCTAACAGGGAGCAGCATTCTGTTTAGTGGTATTAAGACTGCGAGTGGAGACCAGACAGCCAAACTCAAGTCTATTCAAGGCGTTACGACATTTGTCTTGGATGAAGCAGAGGAACTTACAGACGAGGAATCGTTTGAAAAGATTGACTACTCTGTTCGTGCTACTGGAAAGCAGAATCGCTGTATCCTTATTCTAAACCCCACAACTAAACAGCATTGGATATATGAGAGGTTCTTTGAGAATAGAGGCATTACAGATGGTTACAATGGCATTAAAGAGAATGTAAGCTATATACATACAACATACCTTGATAACAAGCAGCACTTATCTTCATCGTTTGTAGAACAAGTGGAGGTCATGCAAAGACGCAGACCAGAGAAGTACAAGCATCAGATACTAGGTGGATGGCTTGAGAAAGCAGAAGGGGTTGTGTTTACTCATTGGGAGATTGGAGACTTCAATAACGAGTACGATACAGTATTTGGACTTGACTTTGGATTTAGTGTTGACCCATCGGCATTAGTAGAAATAGCAACAGACAAGTTGCGAAAGACGATATGGATAAAAGAACACTTCTACAAAGCAGGTCTATCTACTTCTAATATATTTGAGATGTGCCGAAGGTATGCAGGAAACAATCTGATTGTATGCGACAATAGTGAGCCTCGACTTATATCAGAGTTAAAAACAAAAGGACTTAAAAACATTACACCTACTATAAAAAAGAAAGGTAGTATCTTATCAGGCATCGCTCTTATGCAAGATTACAACATAATAATAGATAATGACTCTGTGAATTTAATACGAGAGTTTAACAACTATGCTTGGAAGCTGAAGGGTAGCATACCACGAGATTCTTGGAATCATGGCGTAGATGCTAGCAGGTACGGAATTCAATACGCCCTTGAAAGAACTGTGCCGAAAGGTATGTACGTACTGCGCTAAAACACGCTATTTAAGCCCTACTGTATTGGGTTTCATGGCACTTCTCGCAAAAGATGATGCTGAGTACCACTAGAAATTTAAACGCTCTATTTGACGGTTTTTTCCAGTTCCTTTTGTAAGTTAGCTAACGCCCTCCAAGCTACCTTAGCGGAGTGTCTGATGCCATCGGTATCAATAGTACCTGCTTCAAGTAAGTGCCTAGAAAGAGCGTCTAATTCGTCTCCTGACTTGCTTCTATCCCAATGTAGCGGTTTGTCTGGATTGTGTTGTTGTTGTCCAACGTAAGAACACTTTGCAACTTCTCTTATCGCATCTGGAAAGTAATTCAATACCCCTGTAAAGATTGGTGTTTCCTTCCTTGTGAATTTAATAGGGGTTTCCTCCTCTGTGAATTCAATACCCTCCTCTGGCAATTCAATACCCCTAGTTACGTTAAATACACACGCCTGATTTTGTTCTTGTTCTTGTGGGATTGCTTCGATATCCCCTTCCTTATTCCATTTATACATATATTTGCCTTTAAACATGATACTACAAAGATAGTAAATATTTTACAATTACTTAACATTGGCTTAACATTGGGTAACATTATGCTTCGTATGTTTGCATTGAACATAAAAATAAATACAAATGACAAAAGATGAATTAGTACATAAAGTAACAGATAGGTGGACAGATAATATATATCGAGATATTGTTGATATATTAGAAACCTATACTATTGCATACGACATTGAAGAAGAAGAAGAAATTGTTGATGCAGTAATTAGTAAGATGATTAACATATATAAATAAATACAAATGAATAACGAAGTATTAACAGTATTAGAGAATTGCAAAGATTATATTGAGCAAATAAAAGATGATAAACTTGCAAAGTATCTTGTAAACGAAATTGACGAAGCAATGAAGATGCTTGATAATTGCAATATTACATATATACATGAAACCAGTCATCTACAATGCTCTAATGGTGAGATGCATATAGGTTATGGAGACGATAAATGGTTGGTATGGAATACTGACTCCTTATATAAAGATTTGTCATTCATCATAAATCAAGTAGTTAAAGAAAATAAAAAGATGCAAAAGATGCATTTAGATAATATTAAAAAAGAAATAGATGAGATTTAATAAACACAAATGGAAGGAAGAATTAAAAGATAATATATTGTATATGATGTCGGACAATTCAATAGCAAATGAAGATGAGCTTCGCACATTCATAATTGAAGAAATAGACAACGAATGTATGTATTATTCTCGTTGCTTAGATATAATGAAGGAGTATAATGTGTATGATTGGTCTGATTTGGAGCTTGAATGTACAAGCGTATCGCAGGTTGCTTATTGCGTATTGTTGGAAGAAACATACGATTTTGATTTTGACGAACTTAAAGATGAAATATATGATGTTTAAAATTGGAGTAACTTTTATTTTGCTCGGCATGTTCTTAATCGCATACTCGGATTAAATTCAATACCCCCTTTTATGAATTTAATACCCTATGAATTTAATAGGGGTATGAATTCAATAGGGGGGTGTATGCTTGGATTTCGGCATGTGTAGGGCATGCCCTACATGGTGTAGGAGAAATCTGACATTTTGGTGTTTTGTGTCCATCTTGCAAATGTACATGTACTGAAGTTAACTAAATGTTAAATTTGTCCTTAACAATTACTTAACAATTTCTTAACATTGGCTTAACATTGGAAACAAAAAAACATCGCATATTTGTACCAACAAAAACAAATATTATGAGAACTTTAGAGCAGAAATTTAGAACAATGTATCAGGGAGATTTATACACCGTAATAATGAAGGGTGATGAGTTGGTTACAGCTTACTATGAGGATAGTAACACCAAAGTATTTAGCCCATCCCTTTTACACAGTTTAGGATACTATCTATCCACAGGTTTATATAAATTTTAAAACAAACAATATGAAAACAAACAACACAAACAACAGAACACAAAAAACAATTGAAACCTTTGCGCTAATCATTGCAACAATTTACAGCATTACAACCGTTATCGGAGTAGCGTATATTTTACTAAACATTGACAAAGTTTCCTTTAATTTCTAATAACATGAAAAACGAAATAAAATATTATCAATTGATAAATCATTGGGGTGGGATTTTAATGGATTCACACTATCTACCAGCACTACAAGAATATAAAGAAAAACACTATAAAGGTAAAATGGTAAAAATCATTGAAGCATGAATACACTCGACAAACTAACAAAAAAAGCGGTTCACCTACTTTTGTATATTATTCCGCTATATTTAGCACTTCGCATTATATTAACACAATAAAACAAAACAAACATGGAAACATTTTCGGTAGAAGGATATGCTAAATTTAAAGTTTTATATATTCCTTATAGTGGTAAAACGGAAGAAAAAATGTTTGATTTTTATTCTGATGCTTATAGATATTATAATGATTTAGTAGATGATGAAAAAGGTGGTGGAACTACTACAATTATACTTCAAGGATATTCAGAC